TGTGTACTTTGCGTACTTCTTGCCATTTTGGTTAACCATGTGCGTAAAGATTCTGTGTCCGTCTTTACGAAGACTTTCGATATGTGCTGCAAGCCTGAAACAACCGAATTCATTCAATGCCTCCATCGGTGTCAGGCTTCTCCCGCTTTGCAGACATATCAAGATGTTTGCTCGCTGAGTCCCGAATCGGGAGGTTGTTGGGACTTGTCGGGCTTTGGGGAGACTGTTCCTCCAGACTGGACGATTGAGCCTTTGAGTTTGACTTTATCCATTGTTGAGAAGTTTTCTGTAACAACCTTGTTGCACTCGGCAAGTGCGGTGAGCTTGTCTTCCTTTTGCGCCAGAGAGAACTTTTGACTTTGAATAATTCTGGAAACCATTTCGGCATAGCCATCTATCCATTCCTCAGTGGTTGCGTAGCGTTTGTAGGCTTGGTCGGAGTTGGGTACGAATAGCGCAAACGCACCGTCCTCAATAACTTCAACCTCATCAACTTGTGGTAAGTCCTCCACCCTCTCAACATTACCCATGTGTTTAACTGATGGTGATGAGGGAGGCGTGAAATCTTGTACCTCTTCAGGGGTGTAGACACCCACCACACAGCCTGGGAAGACAGAGCGTATTCCCTCGCTAATGACTCTCGCACGTAGCATCGCTCTTGGGTAGTTCTTCCAATTATCCTTGTTGGCAATACCAATCTCTTTCGCTTGGCGTAGAGTCCAGCTGAGTTCGAGAGTGCCGCCCTGCGGGTGCGAGAATATTCCCGTGACTTTTTCATCTGTGTAATCCTTCCATTGAACAGAACCGCCAGCCTGTTGGAATCTGGCAAGCATGGCATCTGCTTTGAGAGCAGGTCGGTTTTGAATGACATGATAATCACGCAAAGCAATAGCTGGATGTAGGTTTTCTGCTTGGCACAACAGCATGATTGCCATTGCTTCTTGTGGGTTTTTGAACCCAAACATCTTGCTACCAGCAGCTACTTCTGCCATCGCTTGCATGTCGTTAAACGGAACAATATTACTCATTGGGAACTTCCTTTCTTGCTTTCATCATTGCGTCTGCTATTTCGTAGGCTATGGCAGACCAAGTGTCAGCCAACTTGCCTTCAGGATAATTTGATGGTGCTTCTTGAAATGCATCAGGCAAAATGCCTTGCAAAGCCTGACCAGCAAACCAGTCTCGTAAATCCATCCCATCTGACATGGTGGTGTTACCAGTGGTAGGGTGTTTGTGGAGGAAGGGATAGGCTTTCATAAATTGTCAAACTCCAAAGACTTGTTGTATTCTTCTGAAAGCTTTACAAATTCTTCTTTCTTTTCTCTTTGGTAGATATGTAAACCCCATTCAATAGCTTTAGTAATGTCTTCCATACTACTTCCGCAATTCAAGGCCAACGCAACCATGTAAGCAATACGAGCCTTTACGACCCGCTCAAACTTGTCTCTCATTTGCCCTAAACGTGATTGAGAGAGTCCATACTCTGCCGCCAAATCTTTGAGTTTCTCTCCATCTTGATAACGTTGAAAAGCATCTATCGCTTGTTCTGGTGTCATTTTTTTTCTCATGCTTTCACCATCGGCTTTCTGCCTGGCTTTTGGCGTGGCGCACCTGTTCGGGTCGTGCCATGCGGGTAGGCTTTCATAAGTCCATTTAAACGGATTTCAGCGGTTTCTAAATCCATTTGCGTTCTGAAAAGACTTTGCTCTAAATCAGCAACTCTTCTCTCTAAGTCTTTGTTTCTAAAAAACATTGTGAACCTCACTTTAAAAGTTTATTGCGGCCTCTCATTAAGGGTGTGGTCACTGCCGCAAGTGGTGACATTCCCATTTTGTTCATGCGATAAAAAAATACCTGTTGACTGACACCTGTCATCTCTGACCATTCAGCCAACGTCTTTCCCTCAACACAAACATTGTTTGATTTGTTTCTGTTGTTTTCTTTGTATGTAACCCATCGACAATTTTCTTTCTCATATCCTTTTGTGTTGTCGATTCTGTCCAAGCACAATCCGTTTGAATGTCCCATGTCATCAAAGAATCCTTCAAACTTCATCCATTTTTCGCATACAGTTACACCTTTAGCGCCATAGTATTTGTAGCTTGGCATGTTTGGTTTAAGACATCTTTTTCTCATGGTGTCCCAAATACCATACTCTCGGCTGTTTCTCATTCCATGTGTTTGACCATATCTAGCCATGATTAACCTTTCAACAAAAAGCGTCTACTGCCAGGCATCTCACGCATGTACTGCTTGTAAATGTCTGGCATGGATTGCTCGAACAGCTTGGCATCGAACTTGATGCTTGGCTTTGCTGACTTCCACGTGGCTAGAACTTTGCCATCTATGGTGGTCAGGGTGTCCTTGTCTTGCATGTAGCCTCTGACAAGGGTGTCATACTGCTCTTCCTGAGCTTCTAAAGCCTTGATGTTGGCTTTGATTTGAGCAAGAGCTAGACAGGCTTGTTCGACTGATGCTGAAGCTGTCTTGACCGACTCTGTTGAAACAGGATAGAGAAGTTTGACTTGTTCCAAGTCTTCTGGAGGAAGGGTTGTCTGTGCTTGGACATGTCCCCAGATGACTGCCATTTGCTTGATAAGGTCTTCCTTTTGCTCATCCGATATGGTGAACGGAATAAGGAGGAATTCCTGACCACCGAATAGAACGGCGAGATAAACCATATCGACACCGAATACAGCAGCTTCGTGGACAAGCTGTGCCATGTCTGCTGGAGGACAGACCCCCGCAATATCGAACTTATTGCGAGTTGCTGCGCTGTAGTTCTTAGCTTCAACAAGGAATGTCTTACCGCCTTGCTTACCAGCAAAGTCAAAATGAGACTTAACCCAAGGGTGTTTGGCATGTGTGAGACTCTCCTCAATTTTGGTTAACTCAACGCCTAGCTTGGCCTGTGCGAGTCTGCCTATAACTGGCTCCATCACATGCCCCATCTGAACTGCTTCTATGTTGGACAGGTCAGGAATGTCTAGCTTACCCATCTTTGTCAGGATGACTTCGTTGGCTTTGCCGTTGGCTACCTTGCGAGAGTCACCTGACCAGATGGCAGAGTTACGGGTTTCTGGTGTGAAGTCAGACATACTTGGCCTCCTTCAACATCTCTTCTTCTTCTTCTGGAGTCATCACATGGTCAGCCGCTTCCCAGTTGGTAGCGTCAAGACCACAGCGTCCAGAACGACTTCTGTCGGAGGAGCAGTAGGGTAGGTCAGGAATGCCTCTTAGAAAGCCTGTAACAGGGCTTAGAGGGCGTTGGAAGCCACATCTGGAGTACTCAGGGTCTTGCGGTAGTACCTCTGAGTCTAGGCGATGTTTGCAGTTGATACACAGTTTCATGGTCACGAACCTTTCAAATGATTGGGATTAGATTATAAGCACAGTTAGTTAGATGATGCAACAAAATTATTTGTGTTGTTGAGTGTCCATACTTTTCCTTTCATATTCAATGGTTTACGAACAAGAGTGCCTCTGTTGAGATTGTTTATTGAGCGTGTTACATCACGCAAATTGCAAATTCTGTTGTCTGTTTTTATTCTATTGATGTGGTCAATTTCTATTTCAGGCCATTTCCCGTAAACATACATCCATACCAAACGATGAGATTTATAATTTTTTCCTTTAATGCCAATGGTTTCATATCCGTGTATTTTGCAGACTTGACCAGCTTTCTTTCCTGGTTTGATTTTTTTTGCCACGGAAATCTTCCAAAAAAACTCTCCTGTCTCTAAGTTGTATTCAAGTAATTTATGAAGTTCTTCTTGTGTCATGTGTTTTTCTCCTTCAGCTTGGCTTCATAGGCTTTGGAAAATTCATACAAGTCCCAATCACTCATCCAACCCTTGATTCCTCTTGGCATTGATTTAATAACTTGAGTAATTTCTTCATTTGTCAGCCCTACCCATGTGCGTTTGGATTTTCTCGCCATATCAATTAGGCGGCAAATATTTTCGGCTCGGAAAGAAACAAGCCATGCCCCTGTGTCGTACACCTTGTCCCCAAGGTGGTCACAAATATCACAGCCATCCAGCATTTCTTCAATTGTTTTAGCCTCCACATAGTCCAACAGTTCTTCGTCATTCATGTGTTCTTCTCCTTGAGTTGCTGTTCAATGTACTCACGCAGTTCGTCAATTTCTTCATGCAACCGTTGCTGAAGCATGGAGTTGCTAATCATTCCGCTTTGATGGTCAGGGTGTTCTTCACAGCG